TTAAAAGAAAACGGAATGAAAGACAGTGAAATTGCACAAGCGTACGAAACACTCGAGGAGCTGTTCAAGGCCGAGGGGTTGACGCCAAGCGCACGCGTGATGGCAGACAGCATCCTGCAACTGCACCGGGATGCCAAACCATGAATGCCTCTAGGACGCGTCAGGAGGCCGCACACGCAACGATCGTAGGCAATGGTATGCAACCATACCAACCTAATGCTGCAATCGCTTGTAAAGCCTGTAGTCGGTTGGTGTACAGAACCCAAACGCTCATATGGGATTTGGACACCGATACCCGGCAGGCGAAAGCCTGGCAATATCCTAGCGCCAAGGGGCTGAACCGTACTATTGTGGACGATGCGCGCCCAGCAGCTGGCCGGGTGTCGCCCCTGTATAAAAAAACACCCTTCCCCTCCCCCCCCTGCCCGTAGCGTAGGGGGGACCTCGCTCAATTTTTCCCCAACATTTCGTTGGATTTGTAGACTAGCCCAAAGGAGAAAACTATGGCTTATGAGATGAGACCAGGCAGCGGCTCGCTGTTTAAGAATGATAAAAAGACTACGGACAACCACCCGAACCTTAAAGGCAAGATCATGTTGCCCGGCGGTGAGGTGCGTTGGGTATCGGCTTGGACCAAGGTGACCAGCTCTGGCGAAAAGTGGATTAGCCTATCTGTTGGTGATTTGGTGGTTCAAGCTGGCCGCAGCAACCAGCCGAGCTCGTACAACGAGCCCAGGTCAGCCCCGATTACTCCGGCGGCTCCCGATCTTGACGACGACATCCCTTTTTAAGGAGACACAGAGATGAGAAACCTAATTGCTTTTATTTTAGTTTTGGCGGCTAATACGTCGGTGTTTGCTGCTTGCAGTACTCACACCTACAACGTCAACGGTAAATACATATCCTGTACAACTTGCTGCTATTACGGCAACTGCAACACCAACTGCTATTGATGGCAACGAAGAGAACGCCCCGACAAATTCCCAGTGTGGCAGGCTGGGGTGGGACGCGCTCGATTGAGCGTCGTCTGGAGCGCTCGGCGACGCTGGCTGGCAACCGAGAGGCTGTCAGCTATGCGCTGCTTTGCATGGCTAACACGAAGATCACAGACATAATGACTTGGGGCGAGGACGGCAACGTCAAGGTAAAGCCCAGCAATCAGATACCGGAGCACGCCTTGACGTCGATCAAGAGCATTAAGGTGCGGGTTGACCGGGACGGGAACAGCACGCTGGACCTGGAGCTGTACGACAAGGTGGGGGTGCTGCGCATCTTGGCCAAAGCGAGCGGTTTGCTGGACACGCCGGAGGAGTCGGACAAGCCGTCTGTGATTGGCATTAACGTACACGCGCCGGATACCTCAAGCGGGCGCGGCGATGTGATCGATATTGGCCCTGAAGACAAAGAAAGTAGCTAATGACCAAGACTAAAGAGCAGAGTCAAAGAGAAATACCATCTGAGGGTTTAAACCTGGACTTCAGGTCTAGCCCCGTGGTGTACGATTACTTTCAATCTGATGCGTTTGTGCAGGGCTTGATGGGCCCGGTGGGTTCTGGCAAGTCTTACGCTTGCGCGGCCAAGATTATGAAGAAGGCGGTGGAGCAAAAGCCATCCCCCGTGGACGGCATCCGATACACCAGGTGGGCAATTGTGCGGAACAGCTACCCTATGCTGAAGACCACGACGATTAAGACCTGGTTGGACCTGTTCCCCGAGGCCACGTTTGGGCCGATGATGTGGACACCACCCATTACGCACCATATTCGGTTGCCCGCCAGGGGCGACGCGTCTGGCATCGACTGCGAGGTGATCTTTTTGGCCCTTGATCAGCCTAAAGATGTGCGCAAGCTGCTGTCTTTGGAGCTGACCGGTGCCTGGGTCAACGAGGCGCGCGAGTTGCCCAAGGCGGTGATCGATGGGTTGACCCACCGGGTTGGCCGATACCCGACTAAGCGGGACGGCGGCGCTACTTGGCACGGCATTTGGATGGACAGCAACCCGATGGACGACGACCACTGGTGGCACCGGATGGCGGAGAAAGAGAAGATGACCGGCAAGTACGCCTGGAAGTTTTGGAAGCAGCCCGGTGGCATAGTGTCGGTAGACGTTGACGATCTACCGGAGATGCCGGAGGCCAACGACCACATCTTTTCGGCTGGCAAGTGGTGGAAGATTAACCCCAAAGCGGAGAATCTGGGCAACCTGCCTCCTGGTTACTACCCACAGATGCTGCTAGGGAAAACCCTAGACTGGATACGCTGCTACGCCAAGGGCGAATACACCTACGTCCAAGAGGGGAGGTCTGTCTGGCCGGAATATGACGACTCGATTATGTCCGGCGACACTATTGTCGACCCTACTGTCGCCATTCAGATCGGTCTTGACTTTGGTCTGACGCCTGCGGCCACCATCGGCCAGCGGCTGCCCTCCGGCCAGTGGGTCATCCACGCTGAAATCGTGACCACCGACATGGGTCTAGAGCGTTTTGGCACACAATTACTAACAGAGTTAAACACCCGCTACCCGAATCACCAGGTATACGTCTGGGGTGACCCGGCTGGCCAGGCCAGAGACGCTATCTACGAGGTGACTGCGTTTGAGTTCTTGCGAACTCTGGGTCTCCGGGCGCAACCTACCGCGTCAAACGATTTTAAGGTCCGGCGTGAGGCTGCGGCTGCCCCGATGTCTAGGCTAATCAACGGCAAGCCTGGGTTGATGATTAACCGTGAGTGCAAACTACTGCGTAAAGCGCTGGGCGGCGGATATCACTTTAAGCGCATTGCGGTTGGGGCTGGGCAAGAGCGGTTTCGAGACGCGCCAAACAAGAACGAGCACTCACACATCGGAGATTCGTACGGATATCTAATGCTAGGCGGCGGTGAGTACAACCGCATGACTAAAACCCCACAGCTTGGCGGGCGTCAGCCACTGCAGACTATGGCAAATACTGACTTTGATATATTCGGGTGATATCAAACAGATATCCGCTTGTTTACTTCCAATAATTTACTAATAAAATCACACAAAATGGCAGCGACTTATTCTGTGGAAACCATTGAGCAATGCGTGGCAGAGATGGGCAAGATGTGGTCTTTGCATTGGCAAGAGATCGCGCGGGATAAAGAGGACGTTCTTCTTGACCCAAGCGTTGACCGCTATGTTGATCTTGAGCAGCAAGGTAGCTTGCAAATTGTTGCGGCCCGGCACGACGGTGTTTTGATTGGGTACCATGTAACGATTGTTAGAGAGCACCTGCACTACAAGAGTAGTTTGAGTGGTTACGTTGATTTGTACTTTATTCACCCGGACTACAGAAGAGGCCGCATTGCGTTAAATATGTTTAAGTACGCTGAAGAAATGCTGCGCAAGCGTGGGTGCCAGAGAATGTTTACCGGCGTGCCAGTGTGCAAAGACATTAGTAATTTATTTAATCACATGGGTCACCAGGAAACTGAGCGGGTCCACACCAAGTATTTAGGAGTTTAAAATGGGTGCAGCACTACCATACATTGCAGCGACGGCAGCTGTTGTCAGTGTTTCTGAGTCCATAAAAACTCGCAAGCAAGCGGCGGCATCTGCGGACACCGCTCGATCTGAAGCGGCTGCGGCCAGAACACAAGCCGCCGCCGACGCGCAAAAAGCGCGCGATACAGCGACAGAGACTGCTCGTTTAGCGCGTGAGGCATCTATGACTCAAGCAGAGAAAAACAGAACGGCATCAGCCGATCAGTCGAAGCTCTTAAGAGATCAGACGGCGGCGACTTCTCAGGCAGCCGCCGAAGCCGAGATGCAGCGTCTGTCAGAGCAAAAGTCTAACAACTCCGCGAGTCTATTGGCCCAGCAAACTGCGTCGGCAAACGAGCTGCAGCAAATGCAGTTATCAGCCGCCGAGCAAAGAGCTTTGATGACCAACCTCTCTACGCAGCAAGCGCAAGCTGCGGAGACGGCAAAAGCGCAGCTCGCACAACAGCAAGAGCAATATGCAGAGCAAAAAACATTGATGCTAGAGCAGCAAGCCGCCCAAGCAAAAGTGCTTGAGGAAGAGCGCCGCACAACTGCGCAGCGTGAGTCGGCGAGACTTACGGCGTCGCGTCGGTCTGGTCGCCGATCTTTGTTGTCAGAGGCCCGCTTAAACCCAGAGGCT